TTTCATATTCACGCCGTTCGTAATCTTCAGCAGTGAAGTTGTCATCAAAGTCACGAGAATCAAGCACCTGATAGTCAAAGATTTCACCAGGCATATCTTGAATCTCTTGCCACATTTCATCAAACATGTTAGAATCTCTCAGGAACAAAGGTAGATTAGAACGAAATGGGGGGAATCTCAACCCCCCTTGTGTCACTTCAGAGATCGGACATCATAGCGTTGATTGCCAGTCCGTCAATCTTAGGGTCATCCCAACGGCAACCATCGCGGGTCTCTTTGCTTCCACAATCACGAAGAAGTTGAACCAGTTGCTGATAAGAAGTCACATCATACTTAGCAGCATTGTAGATGCTAAGGTCATTTTGAATCCACAGAGCAACATTCCAAGTCTCCCAGTTTGCCCAACCATTGAAAGTTCCATCGCTGAAGTGGTTGGTGATGAAAGATTGAACGGTCATCGAGTTCGTTTCGTTTGAGTCCTTAGTATTGCAGGTCTTGGTGGGAACCTCAAGGGGTCTTGTGCCACTCCCTCAACTGGCACGCGGGCAGCCGCCGAGTTTATATAAAAAAGGGAGGACACTTTGCCTCCCTTTAAAGTATTCAATTGGAGAAGATATCACGCATAGGCACACACAAACGCACCACCAATCTTGTTACGATAGTCATTCAGAGTTGCCAGAATCTGATGGCGGTGAGTATACAGAACCACGCAACCTTCCCAGAACAGAATGCTCACGAAGATCACGGCAGCAATGAACTTAATGGTCCATTCTTTCACAGTAGCGTGTAGATGATGGCGATAGAATGTGCCCACGATGTAACCAGCATTGTAAACCTTTTCAATACCTGTTGCCAACGCATTCAGGCACCACAGAAGTGCGGAAATGGTGAAGATTTCAGATGCGAACATGTAAACTTTGGTCCCGTAGTTAACAACAGTTTCAATTGCCTCAATGGCAGGAACGAAAGAAGAAATTTGAAGGATGTTCATTGTTTTGAGTGTAGAGAAGAACAATGTGTGGCGAGAAAATGTAGAGAATTCTCAACCACGAAACTAACCTAATCGATTTCCAGGTGTTTAACAAGGGGGTTTGTGCCACTAGTTCAATTGGCACAAGGAAAAATATTAATTAGATGCCATTGAATTCTTCATACTCATCAGTGATACGATCGATTAACCAATCGGTAGGATTTACATCAAAAGTATAACAAACCCAGTCCACGATGTCATTCAGGTCGCAAAGATTGCCGCACATAAAGTCACGAAGTGCGGGAGCGATATCGATATCGAACTGGTGAACTTCAGAAGCAGTAGGCATCAAGAATTCCTCAACAAAAACAACAATACCCCATCCGAGGTACGAATGGGGTTTATAGTGTGCAGTTCAGATATTGGCACAAGGTGTCAAGAACTTAGGCAACATCTGGGTAATCGTGTGTATCTATCAGGGAATTGTCGGGTAGATTGTTAGATCGAGATGTGATACGGTTTCGTTTAGAAATAATCCAACCATTTAGGCTGCTATCTGTAATTAATCCAGATAGTTGTCTTCGCTCACTTTCAGTGTGAAAATGTCGTTCTTGATTCATTTTAAATCCCCTTATAACTTAAGGATTCTTTTATTATAAGGGGATTTTTTGAATTTGTCAATTTACTTAATAAAACTTACCATCTATCAGGGGTTGACAAATCCTCCACATATGCGCTAATCTTCTCCGCAGGTTCAAGTTCAAGCAGTTTATCCCATTGAATCTGATGAGGGTTCATATCTTGGAAAACATCAAGTTCCAATGTTATGCGATACTTTACCTTTGAACTCGTTGAGTGAATGCTGGGCATTGGGTCTAGTGCTCCTTAACTTTGTTAATTATACTAGGCAAGCATAAGGAAGTCAATGTCTAGAAACCACTTCTAGAACTGTCACATTGTGTGTGAGTCTCTCGTATTTTTATATATTATGTTATGTGCAATTGTGTGCATATCTCGTGTTCATATACACATATCACACACAAGCACACACATAATCTCGAAGCATGTTATATCTTTTATGTTATATCTTTTATGTTATATCTTTTATGTTATATCTTTTATGTTATAAGATATGTGTATATCTCGTATTGTATATGATACTTATGTTATATCTCGTATGTTATAAGATATGTTATATCTCGTATGTTATATCTCGTATGTTATAAGATATGTGTATATCTCGTATTGTATATGGTACTTATGTTATATGTGTATATCTCGTAGTGTGTATATCTCGTAGTGTGTATATCTCGTAGCGCAATCTCGTAATAAGACACGCAGGATCTCGTAGTGTTTTTGTCAACTCTCTGTGTGTTTTTATGTGTGCGCCCTGTGACTTTTTCGCGCCCCCTTGACTTTTTCGCGCCCTCGTGTTATAATGAGCGGTCTAAAATCACTAAGATCCTGAGGATTTCTAAGGGAATTTCTAAGGGGATTAAGAAGGATTTCTAAGGGAATTAAGAGGGAATTAAGAAGGATTTCTAAGGGGATTAAGAAGGATTTCTAAGGGAATTAAGAAGGATTTCTAAAGACATTACGAACCATATAAAAGACAAGAAGTTATTTATACAACCCGGAGAGTAAGTATCCCGGAATACCTTAGAGTATTAGTATCCTATCAGTATATTAAATAGAGTATCAGTATAGTAGAATTACCCTATCAGTCTATGCAAGGATTAATATACTCTATCTACTCTAGAGATGCAGATAAGCACTACATTGGATCAACTACCAAACAATTGAATAAGGAATGGAAGGAACATTTAGATATAGCAAACAGAATGTCTTCAAAGGCATTGTATAAAGCAATAAGGAAATATGGTGCTGGTAACTTTACTTTAAAGGTCTTAGAAGAATGTCATGAATCCTTATTGAATGAGAAACTATCTTATTGGATAGAACAGTATGATGCTTACAATAAAGGATATAACATTAAACCTAAGAACATCATTGATCCTTCTCCTATTATATCAGAACCTACAGTTGAAGTCAAACCTAAGAAAAAGAAATCACCTTTTGGGAATAGAACATATAAGCACTGTGGATTACATCATAAAAGAGCAATTAAGACTATAAACGTCGATACACTTGAAGAGAATGTGTATGAGAGTTTAATTGAATGTGCAGAAGCATTAGGTGTAATTCCTTCTAACCTTTCACGTTCAATGAATAATGGATGGAAAGTAAAAGGTCACCGTATTATAAAAATAGATGATCGTCCTATATCAAAACAAATATATGGATTAGATAAGCGCACCAATAGAATAAGGTTTACATTTAACAGTATCAGAGAAGCTTGTGATACATTAGAGGGTTGTCAGAGTGGATGTCACAAATCATTGAAACATCCACATAAGTATAGTTGGTGTGGGTGTTATTGGTTTTATGTACATCCAATCAGTGCACCACCGACAGCAGCACCTACAGGAACTGACCAAGCATAAGCATCTTTCTTTGAAATACCAGCAGCAATACCACCACCTAACAAACCACCTAGAACAGTAGGAGTTGTGCGGCAAGAGGAGTGTTCATACCTTTCTTGACGATAACGATTTTCATACCTTTCTTGACGATGACGCCAACAAGGTGCTTCGTCACGGAAGATTTGTACATATCCTTTTTGATACCTACCGTGAGCATCATACCTTCCAGGAATATACTCTTCTCTTACCTGATACCTTTGACAGTATTCAGATCGATGAGTATATACAGATCGACGATGTTCGGCAAATGCTGCGGTGGGCATAAGAGTAACAGCAGCAAATGCAAGTGCTAGAAATTTCATGAGATTGATTTGACGTAAACAGTTTCGAGTTTTCCAGTTTTATCTGCTTTCTTTAATTCTTCAGCAAGTTCAGTTGAAGAAAGAGAACTTTTAAACTCTATATATTCTTCTCTTCCATCATTCCATCTAAATCCAATTCTATACCTTTTCATTTTCATTCTGTTTTTGATTTTGATCTACAATATGCCAGTAGATCTCAAGTGCTTTGACACTTTCTGGTGTCTCTTCCCATTCCCAAGTTTCACCTTTGGTACTTACAAAAGTTCGAACTGTCATAATTTCTTAAAACATACACTGTTAAATTTACCATAAACACCGCGAAGTGTCAATTTTGTGTGTGAAGAATGAACCTCAATCTTTTCCACATAATACACTGCACCTTCAATTAATATCTTTGAAGGATCATCATTACCTCCCCATCTTATCTGTTCTTGAGTACAACCAAGATAAATCACCTTATCTCCCAGTCTAAAGTTTTCCACCTACAATACCATCATTCAATACTCTACTCTCATCCCATCCTTCTTGCTTTCCTTTTAAATAAAATCGCGTTGATTTTACACATTGTTCCTCACTTAATGAACTAATCAATTTTTCACCATTCTTTGCCTCACTATGCCATAAACCAAATCGTGTCTTATATACCTTAAAAGCATCATCAATCCACTGTATCTCTTGGTTTTGTTTTGAATCGTTTGAATCGTTTTCCACCATCTCTTTTGTATTGTTGAATGTATTTGGTTCGGTAGTCGTCATAAGGGAAATAAGCAAAGTGTTCTAGAGTTTTCTTTCCGAATTGTGTTGTCCAACTTAATCCATAAGGAAATGTTTCGTGAAATGGTTTAACAACAATTAAATCATCCTTCTTTAAAGATTTTGATTTTTTCATACTTATCAGGAACAACTACAATATTTACATCTTGAGAAGGATGTTCTCCATAGTAAACTGTCACAGTGCAATAATACTCTGAAACAAAATTAATGAATCCAATTTGATCCTCATATAGAACCATCATTCCCTGTTTAAATATCATTCACATACTCCAGAAATATCCACTCACTTGGTTCCTCACCATCAACTACAAATTCTTGATACAATGCATCGGAATCATCAATTCGATCATCGGAAACAAGCACACACATTTGCCCGCTCCAATATGCCTCAAGATCGATAATTTGTTGCTCCTTGGATTTTTGATTTACGAAAAACATAGTTCTAATGGTGTGAGTTTAAGTTGCATTGCAGAATATGGAGAGGTGTCTCCAAACTCTACCGAATCTCCGTGCTTGGTGGAGTTAATAGGGACGTGATAGGATTGGGTTTTTGTATTGAAGAATCCCCAAATACTTCGCGCACTAACACCATCGTTATAAACAAATTGGTAATGATTGCGAATCCAAATAGCAATGATGTTGCGTTTAAATTCTTCAACTTCATAACTGTAACCCTCTGGTGCTGTGTGTTTGAATGATTCAGGTAAGGAAAGAGTCAACAACTCCGTTTTCTTCGCTCTCTTCATGACTCAACATTAAACGAGTTGCTCTGTATACATTTTCTTGAATCCGATCATCATAATCAGACTCACATTCATCACGCCAATCAATTAAAATATCATGACATTGATTGTCATTCTCAGCAACAATTGCAATCAATCCTCCATACTCAGAACTTGGAAAAGGAACCCAGTAATTAACAAGATACAAATACTTCATCGATTAGGAAACCATAATTTTTTCAAAAAGTTCATCAAATATATCACTATCATACTTTGCGTACATACCACTGTCCTGAACATCAATCATAATTTGTTGAAGAAGTATAAGTTCTTCATATGCAAGATTGTTGATAACTAATTGTTGATACATCAGCATTGTTTGTTTTGATGATTTACATTACAATTATAACATAAAGTGAGAGGAAATCAACACCTCTCACTTTTATATCTTATCAACAGTAAACAGGAGAGTAATCCTTACCGCTGTACTCTTCAACGTTGAAGTCAATAACCTCAGCACCGTTAGCAAGGTAGTTACGGATGTCGTAGAGAGCATCAGACTTGACACGGGTGCTGAAAGAAGTCATCTGCTGAGAGATCTCTTCAGTGGGGTGCCAGATGACACGCTTGACGAAACGCTTGCCACCAGCAACAGGGTAGAAGTCGATCTGAGTGGCAGAGGTCAGAAGGCGCATTGGGTCGTTCTCTTGATTACCTTGTAATCATACAGGCAAACGGGCACTGCTGAGTGACCTCTGTGCCAGTTTGGAAGATGGCACATCCAACTCCTCCATAATGATTTGTTTTGGTAGAAAGTTCCAGCAATAGTAACTACTACTGAACGTAATCTTATCATTTGGACGACCATCAGGGCTATGAAACTTCATCCGCTTATCAAACATCAACAACTGCAAGTCCTTATCCTTGAACAACTGCTTTGGAGCACTATCATTCAACCAAGTGTTAGTCATAATCAGTGCAAATGGTTTCTCAAAAGACAATGCTCGCTCAAAGAACTTGCGTTTGTTTGTGAATGGTGGATTGGATACAATCACATCCCACTCAAAGTCAGGTTCATAAGTTAGAAAGTCTTGTCCAGTTGAAATGTGTGTTGAGATGACTAAATTCTGTGCTCCAATCTGCTTGAAAAACTCACTCTCTTTAGTATCAAATGGACACCATACCTTTGCATCCTTTGGAATATACTTCAGGATGGGAGTAACACCATAGGCAGGAGTATAACACTCATCGTTGTTACCCTCCGAGTACATCAGTTTGCCACTATCAAGATTCATCTTCACTTTCATTAACTACAATTTTAGAGGGATCTGCTAGACCTGCTAAAGACATTGTTTTTTCTCCAATAGTTTGTTGGAGTGATTCATTGTTTCTCTTTTTGATAATACCATTCTCAACCAAAGCATTGAATTTGTCAACAATTCTTCTTGCAATTAAAACCGCCTGACTAACACCAGCAGTTTTTTCAGTTAATGACTTTGGAGTAGCATTTTTTAGGAAATTTTCCAAATAGACAGTCATTCCATATGCTCTATCCCCAGAACCAAGTTCGGTATCAATCAAATAGTAAATTGCAGAAAGACCACCAATCAATCCACCATTTAATTCTTTGTCTTTATCCCACTTTGGTGCTCTTTTATCTTGATTAAGTTGGTCATAAAGTTGAATTGCTCTACGAACATTTGGAAGTTTGTAATTATTATGTGCTTCCATTAGTTTATCGTATCCATAAACTGGTAGACCGTTTGGATCACCAATCAATTCAACATTAACTCCCATAGATATGAGTTTCTCTTCAATTTTGAGTGCTTCATCATCACCGATAGCAATATCAGCACGAAGTTTTTCAACCTTACCAACATTGCGTCGCCTAAAGTTCAACAACTTAAAGAAGTTTGCTTCCTGAATAACACATTCTTCTTCAGTCAGATTAGAATCATGTTCCCTGACTTGGCAAGGAACTACAAGATCTCCAGCATCATCAGTATAAAGATAACCAATGGTTGTAGTGTGTTGCCCATCAACTACAGAATACTTTCCATTTGGTCTCTTAAAAACATACAATGGACGGCAAAGATTAGCATCAAATCCTTTTGCCTTTTTTATCATTGCTCGGTTAATCAGTCTCTGAAATGATGAATCACAATACAATTCTTTCACTTTCAAAAGAGTGATTGGAATATATTTTTCTACATCAAACGCTGATCTATCAGGTTTGAATCCAAGATTGTCTGCAATAGAAGTTATCAGGACAAGATTGTCCTCTTTAGAGTAAGTCATTTGTTTTAGTACGGAAGTTTATTTTTGTGTTGACATTGATGAGGTCAACAGTACATTATATAGCATCATAAGTATAATTCAGGTTGTGCTAGAGGACAACCTTCACAAGTTGTGTATTCTTTACCATCATAACGGATATTAGTTGTCGTGCATTTCTTACATTGTTCACGTTTGAATTGATTATGAGAATGAGAAAGAAGCATAAAATCATTGATGGTTTGCTTCTCAGGATCGTTGATATAATCATAGTTTGGATGATCCTTACGACCCCAACGATGGTCAATCTCTTTATCACTCTCTGCAAGGGGAACAATGCAATTAGGAGCAAAAGCAGATCGAGTTTGCTTAAGCAACTCTTGCCGAATGTCCTTACGAATAGTTTGATTAAATGCAAGTTTGTTGCTGATACCAGCCAAACGCATTTTAAGAATTTTAGATTTTGGACCTTTAATGCGCCCAAATTCCCATTTATATTCCCCTACAGCAAAAGCAACTCCACGTCGAACATTTCCATTTTCAGACCAATTCAAACCATGATCAACAACTTGTTCAACAGTAACCCATTCTGAGCATCCGTTTTCATCGGGTTTGAAAAGTGTCTTAACCTTTTCCAGATTAGGACGAGTCATTGGTGCTTGTCGATTACCTAGTAATCATAGCGTGCTCTGTGCCCCTAGAAGGTGCCTCTGTCCCAGTTTAGGGAGTGGACCACTCAAAAGGCATAATTAACCCATTCTGGGTCATTTGTGTCAAGAATAGAGAGCATCACACCATTGTAATGAGATTTGGGTTGTTTCATCAGATTCATATTAGTTTGCTCAAGCAATTTATCACCTTTCTTTACATTACAAGAGGAGCAAGCAACTACCATATTCTCCCAAGTATCTCCACCACCCTTAGAGCGAGGAATCACATGGTCAATAGTTAGTTTCTTTGTTGCTCCGCAGTATTGACACTTATTTCTGTCCCGTTTGTATATCATACTGCGGGATGGTTTTTTAATGTTAAAAGTATTATATGGAATCTTGATGTTATCAACCAATCGAATTACTTTGGAAGAAAGAACCTGTGCCTTTTCTTTAAGTATGAGAACAACTGCTCTTTTCCAAGATGTAAAGTTGATTGGCATATAACCAGAACTTAAGACTAATATTGTCTTATATGGTTGTATGCTAAGATGATTCATTGCTGCTGAAGTTGTTGGGTTTGAGTTGTTTCAGTGTTAATACTTTCCTTAAAATTGTTACCTTGAACAAAACCAAATCCACCAAGGGCAAGAGTTGATGCAAGAATAATTGCAATTGCTTTACCATTCTCATCTTCCAATGCATCAGATAATCCAGTACCACATAGTTTCTTAGATACCCAATATCCAAGTGCCCCACCTGCGGTCATAAAAACCCAAGGAGCAAGAAATACAATAAGAAATATAATTGCTGCTCCTCCGAGCAATATACCACTTCCTTCCATTGACCCTCCACTAGAAGAATCTGAAGAGTTGCTTACTTGCCTCACATTGTAGATGTTATTTTCATCAGCATTGTAGATTTCTGCCATCATTCTTTTTGCACCATAAGCAGTGTTAGAACTGACAGTAACTGTCTGACGACCAACATCGGAACCCATCCAAACATCACCAGAATACTGAGCCATTAATTTAAATTTGAATTGTTTTTATTATACAGCAATTTCGTCGATTTGATCAAGTGGGTGTGACACTTTATTTTGTGGACCATTGTAAGGAGTCTTAATGTAACTCCAACTCTTTACCAAAAGTTCTGTAAATCGTTCCTGCTTTTCTGGAACTACTGATGCTGGTCTAAGCGTAATTGCTTCTTTGAGATCCTTAAGTTCTTGCCATTCTTCTTTAGTCATAATCGAATTGCAATTATTAGCATATTCTAACATATGTAGTAGAATGGTCTCATTTTTTTAATATTGTCTTTAAGTTTGAGAAAATATTCTTTACAATTACTCAGGATCAGTAAAGAAATCTCCCCAGATACCTTTACTGCCAGGTTTTCTTGATTCCAACTTATCCAAAAGGGAATCCGTTGAAATTAAAGCATCAATTTTATGAATCATTTCCGCAATCATACTTGTTACCATTGGACGCTCACCTCTAGCAGCAAATGCCAGAGCATTTCTTAGATTAGATTCTGCTTCTTTAAGTGATTCTTCTACTTGTTTTGCTAGTGCCATATTTTTTCTCAATTATAATTAAAGGTGCTTGTTTTCCCAAAAATCATCCCAATCTTTTTGGTCTACATTTTCGGAAAGTATAGACTTTGGTGCCATATTCAGTTCATCCTTATATGATCTTTGTGTCCATCCATCATTATATGGAGAATTTGCTTGAACATCTAATTGAAAGCGCTTATTGTAGTATTCTGCTTCACGCAGATTATACTCTTGGCACTGTTGTTTTTCCTGATCCGATGCTGCTTTGTCGCACATTGCATTCAGTTCTTCTTCAGTGTAATTGGAGTTAATAATACTCCTGTAAGAACTCCTGTCAGGATAACTAAAATCTCCTGTTAATTTATTAGAAGGACCCTTGATAAGTGATACAAGTCCTGATGCCTTATCTTGTTTCTTTTGATGATAATCTTTCCATTCTTTTATAGAGTCATTCAGATCATTGAAAAATGTTAAAGCAGAATACTTATCATCATCAAGATACTCTCCAACTATATCAAAGAGACGACACTTCAGATTTTCATGAATTAAGTCAACTGTCTTTGGATCAATTTCCTTTGTCATTTAGTTTCTCCTCAAGTTCTTCAATTCTAACATAAAGATCTTCAATCAGTGAAGTAAGATTGTAGAAGTTGACTTTCCCAACTTCATAATAACCATTGTTCGCTGTAACTTCACTGAAGATTTCTCTCCATTTATTTGTTCTTTCAGTCATTACAAATGTCCGTAGTTTTGTTGATAGTAAAGAAATCTTTGCATTGATGGTCTAACACCCAAACTTTCACAACATCTCAAATAAGAGATGAATTCATACCAAGGTGCTGTAGGATCAGTGTCCGCCATATCTACACCTCATTGTGTGGAGATACTTGATAACTTCTTCCCTAACCTCCATCAGTTCATTGTAGCACTTTTGATTGTGTGCACATTGGCGAAGTGATGAATCTGGTTTATGAACAGATTCAATAAAGATGTCAAGCCCTCTCAACATTTTATCTTCTTTAGATTCTCCATCAGGAATACTGTTCTGATCTTTCATTGGTTAATCCCACCAATACTGTAGATTATTTAAACAAGAATAAAATGCTGAAAATGGTTCACAATGTCCATAAACAATCATATCTTTAAGATTATCAATATAAGTTATAATTCCTCTGGTTACAGGGTTGTCCTGAATATAGTCTCTAAATTGAAATGTATCAAACTTTTCATTATAAACAAAATGGGGAAATTGATGCTCCCACCCCCTAAAGAATATATCATCCCTTTTTAGACCTTCTTCATTGTAAGATATCCATTCTCCAGTATCTTTATCCTTTCGAGTTTCCAATCCATCAAAATATCTTTCAGCAAGACTCTTATCTTTAACATATATCCTTTCCACCCACTCCGAACATAATTCGTGACACATCTTTTTAAATGTGCTGTTTTGTGCAGTAAAGACAAGATTGTAATCAATAAAGGCCCAGTTGGAGGTTTGATTTATAGTTTCTTTATACCTTGCAGAGTGATGAAGGATAGTAAATTGAGTTTCTAAATCATATTTTGTCATTTTATGATACAATTTTTGGGTTTAAATTTTACAATCTCAACAATAAGTTCTTCCTTAAGTTGAAAAGAAAGATCTTTATTATTGTTAATATTGCTTACTATTTTGTTTAGATCTTCGCAAGAAAAAGAAAAAGATGTTAATGATGCCAAAAGAATGTTAAACACAGTTAATGATCCTCCAACTTCAATTGATATTTATTTTTGAAGTTTCCAATGCTCATTACCAGATTTTTGAATCCAGAAGCAGTATTGGCGATTCAGTGAAACGAGGAAAAATTTATCAGCAGTTTCCTGTTCAATTTGACAAGAATGAAAACTATCCATAATGTTAAAAAAGCGGTTCTTCGCTTTTGAACTCTTTGGAGTTACGTTAATAAACTTCTTTTTGCTTGATGTCATACCAGTTTTAAATCTTCAGTAATTTTAGGTGCTTTTGAGTAAACTGTGTGAAGTTGTATGCCAGTTAGTCGATTGGCAACTTTGCTACACTTTTTCCTTTACGATGCTTTTCAATAAAGTTCCTTGCAGATTTTTCATTGCGACAGAGTTTAATTTGCTTACCTTTATGTATGATCATAAGTTGAGTGCCACTTATACCAAAAGGTATAGCAGCATAGACATTTGGATCCTCCCATTTGCCCACGATAAATCCATTTTCCATAAAATCCTCGTTTTTATTGCGGTGAAGGTGCCATAGGGCGTTTCGGGCGAAATTTCAAGTTTTTTGGGTTTTTGCTCTAGTGGTGGACTGGGTTCTCAGGGAGACTCATCCGAGACTCCCCGAGTGTGCTGCTCAGGGCAGGTTCACCGCCGAACCACAGAGTCAAGCATCTCACCCTTCTCAAACACAGTGTCAACAACACGCTGAAGTGCTCGCTCGGTGGAAATACCAACCTGAGAATAAACAGGCACAACACAGAGACCGAACTTCTTGGAATCGCTACCCAAGCGAAGAACCCTCCCGATAGTCTGAGTCATCTCAATCACATCCATATTACGGAGGAAGATGACAGTTTCCAGTTCACTCACATTGATACCTTCAGAAAGGATGGAGCGGTGAAGAACAACAAAACGCTTGTTTGCGTCTTTGCCCCAAGCATTGAGAGTGTTGAAGAATACCTCACGATTCACTTTCTGCCCATCAATCACAGCACCAGTTTTGCTGGTGATATAGAGATAGGAGTAACCACGCTGATGTAGTTGAGAAGCAAAATCAGTGAAACTCATCAGGTTGATGAGTTGCTTGGTGGTCTTCACACAAACAAGAATCTTCTTGGTATCAGTGTCATCGATAGTTTCCAGCACATTGGCACAATCAATGTTAGGATTGATTTGCTTTGCCTTGTGGATATCGAAGGTCTTTGCTTGAATCTTAGGAGGAATGATGTAACCACCTTCCACAAGTTCAGGTGCAGAAACACGGCAGATGATGTCACCGTAAACAGGAACATCGTTCATTCCTGGTTTGTTGATAGTGACAGAAGTCTTGCGAGTTGCGGTGAAGAAGTAGCAGCGGGCAGCATCACCAGAGAAGAACTCTGTAGAGGGAAAGAAGTTACGCTTGACGCTATTGTGTGCCTCATCGAAGTAAATGGTGTTCACTTCGATGTCTGCTTGACGCACACGGTCAAGAGAGTTGTAGGTGGTGAAGATAACACAAGCATCACCAGCAGTGCGAGCAACATTAGCAAACATATGAATTTGCTCTGGTTTGGTGCTGCTGAAGTGAGAAGTTTCACCACTGTGAACATGCATCACATGCACACTCTTGCTATCAATCACCTCAAGGAATTCGCTACAGAGTTGCTCTGCGAGAAGAATGCGAGGGCACACAACAACAATGGTGGTAGAACCAATAGTGTCAATTTGTGCCTTAGCATCGGTAATCATAGTCAGAGTCTTACCAGCACCAGTAGGCATAATGAGTTGCCCTTTAGCATTAAGGCGCATAGCATCAACACCACGTTGCTGGTGAGGGCGAAGAGTCAGAAGCATCGGGGTCGTTTGATTTCGATATATACATATTAACCCCCCTGACCGCGAAAGTCAAGGGGGTTGTGCCAGATATTAAAGTGTCACTTGTTTATCTGTAGGGTTGGTACAGGCATACCACCTTCAGTATTAAGCAGCAAGAGCACCTTCGGGAATTTCAACAATCTCAGGTAGTTTGCTGTCATCAAACTCGTGCATATTATAGCATACCCATTCACCATTGCGGAAGATGTAAGCATACTCTTCGCTGTTATCAGGCAGAAGATACTCACACAGGTCAGCATCAAGTCGAGGAGGACAATCTTCACCGCGATCGGAATAGTATTGAGGACCATATTCTTGAACTTTCCAACCGTGCGTGGGATCAACACTAAAACGATCCTCAGTCCAACAAGAACTCATATCACCACCATTAATCAGTTCTGCTACCTTCTCTTTGCTGTTGTAGTGAGTGTTCAGAATACGACCCAACCATTCGGGATAACCATCCCAATGGTGATACACTGAGAGAACAGACTCATCAGCAAGTTGAATACCAATGCGAGAACGAGTTGCCATTGTGGTGTTTTTTGATTACCTTGTAATTATAGGGCATCCATCAGGAGATGGGAGGTACCTTGTGCCAGTTTCTCAAGTGGTAAAGTGGTCACAATATCAATTAATTGGAATTAATCTTGGGGAAGTTTCACCAATTAACTTATATGCTATCCAAGAATTATCACTAAAAACATATGCATAGTGAGCACTATTATCTGATGCATACGCAAGGTATTCATTTAAATCTTGATGAGTCTGAAAAGGAAGATCTAAACCAATATTTGAGTAGTAATCTGGACCAAACTCATCTACCAAAACTGGATCAGAATTAAGAACAGATCTTTTATCAGTCCAACAAGAAATTATATCACCTCCACTAATCAAATTTGATACATTTTCTTCAGTATTATAATGCGATTCTAAATTACGACCCAATGCAACAGTTTGTCCTAAGTGTTTATGAAAAACTGACTGAATCGTTCCATCCGAAAGTTTAATTCCGATTCTACTAGGGACCATAAGAAAAATTAAATTAAGTATTGATTATTTAGAATTAATTATGGAAACATTGGATAATTATCTGGAGGTTTAGGTGGACCAGAGCGATCAAATTTTGACAATTGATATCCTTCCCTCAATGCTTGATTGATAATGTTGTCGTAAGAATGGGATCGCAAAGGAATGTTCCTGTGGAGAAGAAAGTCTTCACAATCTTCTGCCAGGAGTTCCTTTTGCTCGTGAGAAAGTGTTTCTAAATCAAGCATCATTCATAATCAAAGGTGACATTTTCTTCTGGAAAATCAGATTCAATCTTTTCAATCATTTCTTCCAAATCATACTCTTCAAATTCAATCATTGCGAGCAATTTACGGTCAAGCATAACTTCTTCAGTAGTAGACATCAATTTGAAAACAGACATTTTGATTTGAGGTAAATGAAGTTTCTTACTAATAATTTAGCATCGAAACCAAATTAAATCAAGTGAGATTGTTGTCGTTTAATTTCACACTTAATTGGAATTAACTTCGAGTACAAATATTCTTCATACTGATTCTCTTTGAGCAATTCAATCAGATTATCAATCTGAATCTCTGCTAGTAAAAGTTTTGCGAGTTTTTCCATTGTAATTTTTGAAAAATTGCTTTTCAATGTTGTCTAGATGATTAAACTTTTCAGAAAATAAGGTAAAGAATGCCCATCCAACTCCAGCACTAATGATTAGAAAGTAAATCAGCATTCATCCATAGGTAGATGATCAAATTTTTTTTCTTCAGTTTTCTTTGAAGTTACACGAACATTGTAAGGACTGCTGTAAAAGCGACGAAAAGCAGTAACAATAATGAGAAGCGTCGAAAGAATACCAACAAACCCAAGGAAGGTGGTAGCATCGCCGTTAAAGTTCAGTGTGTCAGGTGTCATTTTGCGTAGATACAGTTAGGGTTTGCAGGTTGCTCAGCACAGATTCTATCATATGCTTCAAACATTTTGGCATCTCGATTTGCGAGAATGGCATTATACATCATAATGCCTATGATTGCCAGAAAGATGTAAGGGGTTCTCACTTTTAGTTAATGTGATAAACTTCAGGAAAAGTAAAGTAGATTTTAGTATATTCGTCTGGGTGAAGTTGATAATAACCACTATTCAACTCAACCCAAAATGCCGCAACATCAGTAGGATCAGAGAGATGATGATTCTCCATGGTCATAATGCCAATCCACCAATAAAGTGAATCTTTTAAACTCTCAAAACCAATAGAAATCTTTGTGAATAAAGACATTAGTTCTTGAAACTGTTGACAATGATGTTCTTCAAGAAATTGAAGATGAAGAAAATGCCAAACACTTTTGCCCATGCAATCTGAAAACCAACTAGGTAGACAAGTGCCAACCAAATAATAGTTGGAGCGAGAAAGATAATGATAATGTCGGCGATCATTCTGCCGATTTTTTCACCCCTCTCTTTAGCATCAGCAATTACCCTCTCTTCAGGTGTCATTTTCAACCGATTAAGTACCTCAACAAATTGTTCTGGTGTCGGATTAGTCATTGTGCTCATTTCAGTTCGATGGTGTCAAACAGAATCATTCCAAGTTCAAAATGGATTTCATCATCCATTTCGCCCATTTTGGCATCAAGTGCCTCGGAAATCACTTGTTGCATCATAGAGACATAACTTTCATTCTCATAAATGTGGCTAATAACCTCACTTTTGAGTACATCAGCAATGTTACGAACTGTTTTGGTGGAAAGCATCGATTTTCTCGGGTACTTTGTAAGTATAGGGCATCAGAGAGGTCTGTAGAGACCTCAGTGTACCAGTTCCTCAACTGGACATGAAAAGTATATCATTGCTTGTAAAGATAACCACCAGCCCAGTCAGCATTCTCAAGCAACCACTCACGATCCTTGATCAATCGCAGGTCATAACGAACACCTTTGGCAGGAGATTTCCAAGTGGCAGATTTATACACTTCACCAGTCTTCTTATCTACGAAAGCGTGAACACTACGGGAAGGATCACGGTTCTCATTAGGAATCTCCATAATGATTTTGAAATACTTACGTCCTTCTTCGGGATAGAACTTATACACAGGAGCATCGTAACCACCGACTTTGCCGTGATTACGGGACTTGAAGTTGTCCACAAGGGCATCACAGAGCATCAGAGTCCACTTACGAACATTCAGTTGGATGGTGTTCCTGGCATCTTGAGTGGCGCAGTAGTCAGAAAACTCTTTGTTGAGGGTAGGCATTGCCTTTGTTTGAACTGAAGTTATTGTAGGGCATCCCAGAGGGTTCTGGTGATGCCCTGTGCCACCTCACAGACCGTCACAAGAATAATTTAGCTTGACTAGGTTCATTATTTTTTGGAGGTGGACTATAAGATTCTGGTTTTTTTACCTTTCCTAATTGAGATTCTAATTTTACCAACTTTCCAAAAGAATAATCATATGTGAGTGCATCATGACAAACATAATGAGGATGATCCAAAGGAACTCCAACTCTTTCGCAGAGTTCTTTATGATTATCTTCCATCAATTCAACGGCATATAACATATTGTTTAGAATATGTTCTTCAGAATGATAATTCAGAAGTTCTTTTTTTAATGCGAGAATAAAGTTTCCAGAACCAGCAGAGTTATCAAGAAATTTAGAGTTTGGATTCATTCTCTTTTCAAGAGAAATCATCTGAACCATTTCTTCACACATTTCCATTGGTGTGAATACTTCTTGAGTTTCTGCAATTCTTTCATTTGATCTCTCAATCTCAGAACCAGTTTTTTTATTATGTTTGTTCTTTTCAGTGCCCATTACCATATCTTTTTGTGTAGATTGTAATCAGTTTAGTTTTGCCAAGATGAGGAATACCATTAGTTGTTCCCATTGAAGTTTCGCGGAAAGTATTATCACCTTTCTGTCCAAGAGAAATAATTCTTTCTAGAATCTGTTCTTTAGTATTATTTTCATCAGGAAGAACTTTGATGTAATTATGACTCACAGATTTTTCATAATCAGTCCATTTCTTACCACCAGAATTCTTTTCTCCTGGAAGAAAAACTTTACCAGAAGCACCAGCACCATCTCCACCAACAAATATATCCGCGTCGTACCTATTCTCGTAGCTAAGAAATTCAATATGAGGATGTTCCTTATACTCTACATCAATCTCTCGTAATTTATCACCAATCTTCCATTCTTGAATACAAGCATCAATACTCGCAGCAAAATCATTATCCTTACAATCTTTTGTCCAAACCAGTTCAAGTTCTCGATTAATCTTATTATAATTAGATGAACCTTGCTTAATTGATTTGGGAAGAACAAGAATAATTTGTCCTTTCTTTTCTCTTACTTTATCGACACATTCATTCAAGAATTGCAGTGCCAATCTTCCACCTTTTCCATATGGAGGATTACCAATTACAGCATCAAAATCATTCATATTTGAATACTCATCTCTTGTGATATATTTAATAGAATTTGGAATATTACTCATTCCCGTTGGATTCATTTCATAATCACTATCAGTAAAGATATTTAAATATCCAAGATTTGAAAGTGTAATTGAAAAATGTCCAAAAGCATCTTGAGGTACATATATTTTAGCATCTTTCGGAAGATTATTCAATTTTTTCACAATAAAGTTTACTAGATGTAGTTTGGGTGCTCTAATTGCTTCTGGATTTTTTTCTTTAATAAGTTTTTTATGAGATTCTGGAGTAAATCCAAAAGTTTTCTGATACTCCTTAAATCTTTTATCAATGTTTAAAATTATACTTCTTATAAAAGAAATCATCTCAGAATAAGTCTTAATATGAAGAGGAGATTCTACAACTTCATTTGAACCACCAAGAGTACTTTTTCTAAATCCAAGAGAATATAATTCTGCTCTGATATAGTGATCAGTAATATCCTTATGAACAGGAATCATAAAATCTGGAATTACTTCTTCTGGAAGATGAGAATAATCACCATCATCAAATCTAGCAAAACCTCTATATGTTTTTGTCATACCAACAAAAGAACAAACAGGTCTCTTTCCAAGTTCAATAAGTTCTTTAATTGCTGCTTGTTGATGGCAATAAATCGTCATAGTCTCATTAGAAAGTGGTTCTGGATATCCAGGATCAACTTCCTTAATCAAATTCATTAGAGGATTCATAAAGTCTTTAAGTTGATATCCATCATCGGTGACAAGGCACATTATATACAAAAACAGATACCCTTGTCAAGTCATTGACTTCTTATGAATTTTTTGTTATATTATGGTACAAAGTCAATCAAAGTAAAGTTTCCAGTGTTTCCACCTCTAAATGGATATAATCTTGAAGAACCCCATATCAATCTAACTGCTCCATCAGCACCATTCATACCTCGTCCATTACTATTTTGCGATCTTCCACCTCCTCCACCACCATATTGTCCAGCAGAAGTACTAGTTCCTCCAGTTTGAGATCCTGGACCACCAATCACAATAGTTTGCGATGACCAAATATTTGAACCATTTGCTACAAAACTACTGGGATTTGTTGTATCTTTACAATCTTCTCTAATTGCACTCATAATAATAAGTCCATTATTTTGTTCTCCATATGAAGCTTGAGAAAGCATTGTATAATCAATAGAATCTACTTGATCTGTGGGTGCTGTAATAACATCAACTAAAGATACTTTTTGGTCATCAATCATACCAATAATTAAAGACATATTTCCACTAGTCATATTTTGTTGTGGAGGATTTGGGGCTCCTGCAATACCAGCACCAATGTCATTGGTATCAAGAAATGTTGGTGTTTGTTGAAATGGACTACCAACAGTATCAACATTTCTAAAAACCATTACTAAAGAAGCTGCTGGAGCAGTTCCAGTTGTATTATCTATATCCACTATATTATCACTTCCACTGTAACGACTATACCAAATTCCATATGCCAATCCGGGAGTAACATCAGTTGGATTCGCTATTTGTCTAATATCACCTTCCCTACCAAATGAAGTTTCAGTTGCTCCCCCAACTGAATTTGCAACAGTAAAGCTAGTCATATCAGTTCCTGATGGCAATTCTGGTATACGTGGGTTGGATGGATTATCTTTAGAAGTTGCAACTACAATAAGATCATTGGTTTGCATTTGGTTTGTTGGGAATATATTTCCGCTTGCGTCACGCAATTCTGTACCAATATTAAAATTACTATCACCTTGGGTAACTGTCCCATATCCCACAAATTGGATTGTAGATCCATTTGATTCAAGTTCAAGTGTATATGCGCGAGCATGAGACGCTGTTCCAGTTAAAAATTCTCCAGGATTCTCTGTACCTGTGGAAGTTATCTGTTTATATGCAGCAATACAAGAAGTTGTTTGAGGTGCTGCCTGTGAATTATCTGCAACATCTGGGACTGCAGTGTAACCTGTAGGAGCAATATTTCCGCTTGGATTTATTGTAGTGTTTGCCAAATAACCAAGAGCAATTGCTATAGAACCACTAGAAATTCCAGATATTGATGGTGGGTCTGGCATTGATGTTGCCGTAGGAGTGCTGTTAATTGAAGGATCTCCGGAAGTTGCTACCCAATTAATTTGTGCAGGATTAGGAATAAATCTCAAACTGATTAAGTTATGAATTGCTGGAGAATTTGTTAGTCCAGATATACAACGTTGACCACTACCAGGTGGATCTTCTACAAATGATGTTATATCTTCAACATATTGGTAAGAATTTGCAAAATTCAAGTCTCTATTTTGATAAATTATAGGAGTATTACTTGCAATTGCTTCTGTTATACCAACACCTGGACCTTTAATATATTCATCATAGTTTATGTAATATTCTCCATTTTGACTTTGATTGAATGTCGTAAATCCGACAGGAACTGGAAATGGTTGATTTATTGGTAATCCACTATCCTTGTCTGCACCAGATAAAAGAAGTAAAAAGTCATCATCTTGGGTGCCTGGTGGTATTGCAATTGTTGTAATTCCTGGACCAGTTACTGCAATAGTTTCTCCAACTTTTTGTGCTCTAATACCAAGACCTGGATCTTCGAAGAAAGACCCTCCAGTACCTCCTGATGTATCATTAATTCCAGCATCACCTTGAGTTCCTTCATCAAAACCAAAAGATCCCGATCCACCCCCACCGAACCCTAAACCATTTCCTTGACTTCCTCCACCACCACCTCCACCACTTCCTGTGGCAGAATCTGTTGGTTCTAGATTATTATTTCCTCCATTTCCACCATTTCCAGTATATCCACCACAACCACCTCCTCCACCACCAACGGCAGCTCCAGATGGAACAAAACCACCCCTGCCACCGGTTCCTGTGTCAGAATCATAAATTGTAATCTCTTCGGGCGTCACCGTGTTTGTGGCAAGACCCTGTCCCCCAGCACCACCTGGGGAAGTTCTTACTCCACCATCACCACCTTCTGCAAAAAGTATTTCTATTGGCGCTGATCTATAATCATTACCATTTCTTTCTACAAGAAAAATTCCACTGTTTCCACCTTCAAATCCGTTGCCACCAGCAGCATCAGCAGGATTTCCTCCAACTCCTCCAGCAGCAATATCCAATTTTAAAACATCTCCAGGCATAACTGAAAAAGTTCCCCAACATAATGCTCCCCCACTTCCACCATTTGAAGTGTTGATACCGGTTCCGTCAGAACCATTACCTCCACCTCCACCACCAATAACAACACCAGAAATTTGAAAAACTCCATCAGGAACTGTAAATTCTGTTGTTCCCGCACCCAATGTAATTCTGCTGTAAGCAATTTGATCTGTTGCTTGATTAGTAAAACCTAAAAGTTGTGTTGGAAAAGTCATTTATCAAACCACTCCTGATCCTGAGATATAAAATGTTGGGGATGCACCGCCAACAGTGCAAAGTAATGTACAAACTCCATTTCTAATTAATTGTCTGGTCCCAGTTAGATTTGTTCCAGAAAGTCTAAGAGTCGCTCCACCTGCTGGGGTTATATCGATTGATGTAGTTTGGCTATTGACAATAACTACGTTATCTCCTGAATTAAAGATATTTACTGGAACTGAAACATTAACTGTAGAACCGCCAATAAGAATATGTTTTCCACTATCGCCTACTACTAAAGTATATGTTGGATTAGCGTTTTGTGCATTTTGTGGAATTGTTGCTGGTCCAAATCTACCCTGAATACCCTGAAGACCTGTAGGACCTGTAGGACCTGTAGGACCAGTATCACCAGTATCACCTTGAGTACCTTGAGGTCCCCTAATACCTTGAGGTCCAACATTTCCCTGAATACCTGTTTCTCCTTGAATACCTTGAGGTCCCCTAATGCCTTGGACACCTTGAGCTCCCCTAATGCCTTGAATGCCTTGAGGTCCAGTAAAACCTTGAATTCCTTGAGGTCCAGTAATACCTTGAATACCTTGAAAACCTTGAATACCTTGAATACCCAGGATTCCTTGGATACCTTGAGCACCCAGGACTCCTTGGATACCTTGAGGTCCAGTAGTACCTTGAGTACCTTGAGTACCAGCACCTCCTGCGCCACCAGATATACCTTGAATACCTTGAAAACCTTGAGCTCCCCTAATGCCTTGAATGCCTTGAAAACCTTGAACACCCTGGATTCCTTGGATTCCTTGGATACCAATGATTCCTTGGATTCCTTGAGGTCCTATTACTCCATCAGTTCCATCGCTTCCTTGAATACCCTGCTCACCCTGAATACCTCTCTCACCTTGAATACCTTGAAGTCCAGTAGTACCTTGAGTACCTTGAGCACCAGCACCTCCTGCACCACCAGCTATACCTTGAATACCTTGAAAACCTTGAGCTCCAGTATTACCTTGAATACCTTGAATACCTTGAATACCTCTCTCACCTTGAACACCTTGAACACCTTGAATACCTTGAGCACCCTGGATTCCTTGGAGACCTTGAGCACCTATCGTACCATCAACTCCTTGAATACCTTGAATACCTTGAAAACCTTGAATGCCCTGTATTCCTTGCCTACCTTGAGTTCCTTGAGTTCCTTGGATTCCTTGATTTCCTTGAATACCAATAGATCCTTGAATACCTTGACGACCAAATAATGCTGCATCTTCTACAGGAACCCAAGTAACTCCATATCCAGTTCTAGAAACTGGATTAAAAGTTGACATTAAAACATCACCAGTTGTTCCAATGGAAGCAAATGTCTGATCACTAATATCTTGAGCATTATTGGATAGATATCCTTCAAGAATAAGACCTACCGTACTTCCAAAACCAACAATAGATGATATTCCGGAAACTACAAGATTTGTAATTGAACCAATACCACCAATAACATTAGTTGAAGTTTCGGCAACAGATGTTTTTGGTGCAAATAATGCTTTCTCAACAGTAATTGGATAAAAATCTGTTGGATCAAATCTATCAGTGCTCAAAAATCCTGCATTAATATTTGCAGCATTTTCAAGATTCAATGCTGTTGTTGCGATACCAACTAAATTTCCATAAAAAGTGGGAGCAGTTACAACTCCAGTAAATTCTGCCTCACCCTGAACAGATAATTTATTACTATCATAATCCCAAACAACACTTGTATTTCCAGTTGCAAATCCTGTAGGACTATTTGTAATAATTTCTCCAACATTACCTTGATTTAGAATTTCATCAACGGCAATTAGAACTGTTGCGATTCCAACTCCAGCAGCTGGTCCATCAATTGATGGAACTGTAACAGTAACTCCACCACCAACAAAGTCTATACCATGAATTGCATTAAATTTATTATTTGGTAAAATGCCGTTATTATAAACTGAAATATATCCTAAGGTTGTTCCTATTCCTACACCTTGACCCCAATATCTTTCACCATCTTGCCCACCAACAGCAATTAATTGGTAAGGAGTTCCAACAGGAATTGGGTTTGCTCCAATAGAAGAAGGTCCAAGTAAAGGGTCACCTAAGTTTGGTTCAGCTTGCTCTAGACCAAGAAATTGATACCTGTCTGATGTTATTCCTGTTTGTGGAGTCCTAATAACTCTTCCAGAATTTAATTTCGCCATTTAACTTCTCTAGAGGGAATTATATTATTCTTATTTTCATTATTTATCAATTATAATTTTATTAATATTCTTCTGGTAATACCTCATTAAACCTAATCGTTTTTCTTGGATATGTAACTCCATTTTTTCTTTTTCCAATTTGCTTAGAAACATTTCCTTCAACATCATCTGGGTCAAAGAATCCTCTTTTTTGAGTTGATCCTGCAAGATCTTCAAATTGAAAACCTCCATTAGGGGAGGTTGCTGTATTAATTCTTAATCCAACAGTTCCTTGTCTTGTAAATATATTTGTTGATGCAGAATTAACACTACCCCAATTAGTAGTATCAGAAGATTTTAAAACATTTTTTCCATTGGAAATTACCATTTGCTTCACTTCATCTGGGGTTGGCCAAGTTCCATTATAATAAAAGTATCTTTCCATCATACAAGCTGCCATTCCAACTATTGTTGGAGTTGCGCAACTTGTTCCACTAAAATATCCCCATTTACCGTCTGCATAATCGCTTGTAGGATAAGCAGTCCAAGTTTGTGATCCATATCCAAAAATATCTATTCCAGGACCTCTATTGGTATATCCATCAACAACTGAAAGACCTTCTGAATTGTATGCTGCACCTACATCAATTGCTTTCTCATTTCCGTGTGGACCATATGCTAAAAATGGATAAGCTCCAGTAGAAAAATTAGTAAATGAAACAATTCCAGTAGGAACAGTAGCTCTAATATTGTATGAATTAGATCCTGTTGTTAAACCAACTATCGTATTAGTTGAATCATTATACTTTTCAAATACACCTGCATTATTTCCTGCGGCATTGATAAAAGTTATTCCTGCATCCCAAACAGAATTTAATGCAGTTTTTAGTGCTAAATTAATAGATTGAATTGGAACAACAATACACCATTGCAATCCAATATCTGGAGTATCTACTTGAAATGGTATTATATTTCTCGATGTGAAAGGTGTAAAATCTGTTCCCCAACTTGATCCCGGACGAGTTGCCACTACTGTACCGGATTCTGAAATATTTGTAATTGTATCAATTGTGTATGCATAATATCTGTCAAGAAGATATTGCCATTCTCCAATTAAAATTGTTGGATTTTTTACACCTGTTTGTGGATTATTTGATTTATTATTATGCCAATCAATAACAGCATTGGCAATTTCAATTGGACCATCTGTTGTTGATCCTGGAACAGTCTCTTCACCACCACTATTTAAGTATACCAATCTAATACTAGATTTTTTAGCAAATCCGCAAATAGTTCCAGCAGCAGCACTAACAACTCCCATACCATGTGCAGATAAGCAAGAGTTTGAAGACACTTGATTATTATCAGAACTTTCTAGACCAGACCAATCCATAGGAATAATTCTACTTGTTCCTGTATTATCAAGATCATCAAAATCTGGATGAGTATCATGAATTGATGATAATCCGGAACTAACTGGACCAACTTCTAATGTAACAATATCTACATTTTTTCCAGTCCATCTAGAGGAATATGATGCATTGGATAAAGAATTTGAATCGTCATATAAAGATGATCTTCCAATTTTTTGGGGATTAGTGACTTGAGAAAAATTTAATATTTGATCAGTTCCCAAATAAAAATTCAATGGAGCATAGTCAGATCCATTAGAAGAAACTGATGGAAATGTCGTAGATATTATAGTCTTATTAGACATTGTTTCAACTGCAGGAAGAGAAGCAGGAAAAGATGGCAGTCTTTCGCTGACATCTAATACTCTAGAATCTTGTTTAAATTCTTCTAAGAAAGATTCTTCAACCTTTACTGCAATAACTTTAGGAATATTTTGAAATATATTTAAAAGTGATACTTGAGTATCAGAATCAAAACTATCAATAAATTCCTGCTTATCAACGTTTTCTTCTAAAACAATGTCTAAAATTATTTTCATAATTGATTATGATTCTAATTGAACAATTGTTAGAGAAACTGTAATTGATGTGGTAAAACCTGCTCTATTAACAACTTTGGCATATATGTTTGATGAAGGAGTTCCATCATTATTAAATCCAATAGTTGTTGGAGTGAATAACAAAGTTTCTGATGCACTTGTAGTAATAACTTCAGCAATAACTCCAGACCCTGCAGCAGGATCTTCTGTAATTAATCTAGTTGAATCTGCTGTCCTACTTGAAGTATCACAATAAAGCGTCACCCAAGCAGGATCAGATACTTCAGATTTCAGTAGAGCATAAGACTTATATCCAGTTATCGTTATATTTGACGTTGATCCAATTCCAATAGATCCTGTCGATTGAGATACTATTGTTCTTGAGATGGAAGAACCTCCACCAGTACCAACACCCGCAGCTCCTTGAATACCTTGAACACCTACAGATCCAGTAGTTCCTTGGATACCAATGGTTCCTTGGATACCTTGAGTTCCTTGAGTTCCTCCACCAGTACCAACACCAGCAGCTCCTTGAATACCTTGAACACCTATTCCGGTAGTTCCTTGGATACCTTGAGTTCCTTGAGTTCCTCCACCAGTACCAACACCAGCAGGTCCTTGGATAC